CCCGCTACAGAGCTTAAAGCAACATTACGTGCGCGGCTATCACCAAACTCAGAATATACTGGAGCTATACCACCGTACGCGGCACCTTCTAAACCACCTCCAGTAGTGGCACCTACAATAGCGCCAGTTTTTGGAGCTTGTGAAATAAGCTTAGCACCTGTCATTGTTGCTTTAGCTGCTAACGCACCACCCGTAATTGCTCCTATAGGATCACCTAAAATAGCGCCTTCAATAACACCGCCATAGTATTTATCCATGTCGCCAGCCATTCTAATACGCTCTAGCTTAACCCTTTGGTTAAACTCTTCCATAAAAGAACGCTCTTCTATAAGCCCTGTTTTTCTACCTAAGAATCCAGTAACGCCTGAGCGCGCGCCTTCCGCAATACCTGTCTTTTCTGCCTCAGTTACAGGATCTATATTAATACCCCGCCGAACAGCAAAAGAATCAATGTATCTTTGCTCTTCTTCAGTAACGTCTTCCCGCTCTAAAGGACCAAGCTGTTGAGCTTTCTGCTGTACTAAGTAATTAGTTAAGTCAGGCCTTACATTTTCAGGTACTTCGCTTAACTTTTTATTGAAAAATAAACCAGCTAAATCCTCTACAGGTACTTCACTTACAGGAGTATCTTTATACTTCTCAATTAAAGATTTTTGCTTTTCTTGTCTTTTTTTATGAGCAGCTATACTATCTTCAATAATTTCAGTGGCGCTATAAACTAGCTGAACCATTATATTTTACCCCTATTAAATATCTAAGCTACCTACAAACGGATCATTAGGATCTTCTCCTTCAGGAGTACTGGTTGTACCGCTAGACGGCTTAGTTACTGTAGGAGGCCAGTTTATATTAGCGGCTGGAATAAACGCTGAAGTGGCTACTTTATTTAAATATGCAGTGCTTTCAGGAGTAAGATTACCGTTTTCATCTAGAGCTACTTTTACTCTTGTAAGACTAGGAGATCCAAAGAAAGATGTTCCTTGCATTTCAGTCTTAAGTGAAATATTAGCATCTACTAGTCTTTCGTTCTTTGCCCTTGCTTGACGAGCTAAAGTTTCTTTGTACATATTATTTATTTGTTGTATACCTTGAACACCATTAGCACTTACAGCTAACTCAACAGCCTCTTCATAGTTTTCTTCAGTTATACTACCTTTTGTTGTTTTCATAAACTTAACAAAATTGTCTTTCCCTTCTTCTGTTTTTTGTGCCTCTACTCTATCTATTACTTGTTCCATAGTTAAAGCATTAACTACGTCTTCAGGAAGGCCTAAAACTTTACCATATGATTGTTTAGTTTCTTGTTGCCCTACTTCTCTATGACGCTTAACAATCTCTTCTTCAGAAACACCTATAGTATATAGATCTAAATATTCATTTCCCATACCTTTAAAGACGCCTATTTTCATCTTTTCACGTTCTTCTTCTGCTGCTCTTTCTGCAGCAACTCGTTGTGACTCAAGTATCCTGTCAATATTTTGCTGGGCAGCATTAATTTCTTGAGGCGTTTTAGCTGTCTGTAGAGCGTATTGAGCACGTTCTAAAGGCGGCAGTGTTTTCAGTTTACTTAACTGCTCTTCTTGTTTTTGTTGCTGAGTAAACATACCCGGAGCCTGACCAATGCCTTGACCTAACTGAAACAAACCTTGACCAAAGCTAGGCCTTGTTAAAGCGTTTAAAAAACCCTGTGAAAAAGTAGCCATTGTTTTAATCCTTAACCGAATATGTCACCAAGAGTGTCAATAATTGAACTACCACCAGAAGGTGTTGGAGCAACTAAACCAGATAACAAACCTGTTCCAAGCTGACCAAACAACTCTGCCTGTCCAAGACCTGAACCAAGCAACGCCTGTAGTCCACCCATCTCTGCTTGACCAAACAAGTTAGCGCCTTGCAACTGACCACGTTGAGCCATCTCAGCACCTGGCAAGCCTGCCTGAAGGACGTTGAGAGCCTGAGCCTGTGGCAAGTAAGCAGCGCCTAATGCACCTGTACCAATCTGCTGTTGTAACTGTTGTAGTCCAAGACCACCACCTAGTAGACCTTGACCAGCAGACAATGCTTGTAGTGCTTGTTGTTGTCTTGCAGCATCTAAAGCTCGTTGTTGTCCTGAAAGAGTAGTTCCTAGTCCTGCATACTGTGCGCCTAGAGCGGCTTGTTGTGCTTGTTCTGCTCTGGCTTGCTCCATAGCACCCAACATAGCTCTGTTACGTGCTTCTTCCTGTGCAGTAGCCATAGCCAACTGCTCTGGTGTAGCACCGCCGTAGGCTGCTGAGGATGTGCCTAGTCTTCCTTGAGCTGCTAAACGCTCTTCTAACGCAAGACGCTGACGCTCCTCTTCAGGACGTTGTACAGTCCTCATACGCTCAAACAAAGCCTGCTCACGATCCATCGTAGGCATGCTTGCAGCACCCATAAACTGACCACCTAAACCAAAGGCTTGTTGAGCTGCTTCTTGCGTAGGCATAACACCAAACGTAGGTTGACCCATTAACTGTTGTCCTGCGCCTAACGCACCAAGACCTGCCTGAGCTAACTGAGCTTGTCCTGCTACAGGTTGACCAAACATTTGACCTGCTTGACCAAACAACTGCTGGGACAGTTCTTGTTCCTGAGGTGACATTGAAACAGCTAGACCACCTTCAGGGGTTGCTTGTAGAGAACCACCAGTTCCTGTAGTAACAGTGTACGGCCTAAACTCTGTTTGTCCTAATTGCGTTTGAGCTAACTGCCCTGCTTCTCTGCGAGCTTGCTCACCTATCTCACCAAGGCGTTGATACGCTTCTCCAGTAAGAAGACCACCAGCAGCGGCAATACCGCCAAGGCCAAATAACCTGCCCAAATCTATTCCTGAAGTTTGTAAACCATCTGTTGCAACAGCCATTAGTAAGTACCCCCATCAATCGTTCCTGTTGACAGCGTACCTGTAAACGTCAGTGCAGGAATTGTCACTGTGCCTGTAAAGGTCGGTGAAGCAAGGTCTGCCTTAGTAGCGATAGCTGTTGATATAGCGTCAAACTCTGTTTCAAATTCAGCGCCTTTAATGATTTTACCGCTGTCCCCAGAAGGTAGACTGTCTTTAGCGGCAAAGTCAGTAGTCTTTGTATAATTACTCATAGTACTTTACCCATTAGTGCTAACACGTTAATCTCTTGGAGAGACAATCCTGAACCGTCTATGTCCGCTTCCAACCCTATTGTTATAACTCCACCGCCTCCGGTAGTGTTTATTCCACGTCGTGACGTTAGATCACCACCTGTAAATTCTGCTGTCTCGTTGTATTCATCTTCGTTGTAAAAACCTGTTACCTGATTACCAACGGTAAACTCTGCAGTCTGAAAAAACGTACCAAAGTCATACGCCCATTTAAGAAACATAATTGCACTGTTAGCACCAACAATGGTAGGGCGTAGCTTCTTTAGTATCTTTAACCTAGAAGGGTCGCCAAAGGTTAGGCCGGGGCTGTAATACTTAAAACGATAAGACTCTCCGTTGTCTCTAAAGCCATCATACTTGCTAATGCCACTACCGTTACCAATTAACAAGGTGCCATCATCTTGTCTGCCGTAACTAGTAAAGCCAGTGCCAGGCCAACGAGTAACACGATACGCGCCGTTTTCTAGCGTGCCTCGAACGTCGAAGCAGTAGGTCGTGTCCTGAGCAGTAAACGTAATTAGGTAAAACCCTTCTTCGGGGCTGTAGACAGAACGGTAAAACCCAGTTTCGTTTTGCAATAAAGCAATAATGTCTTTTGATACAGTGCTAGACAGGCTAGTTATAGGCATGGACTTTTCTTGTATTGTCCTTCCAAAACTTTTTAATCCTGTATGCGACAAAAACAACACGTCAGTACCCGTGTATTGAACTGTGTCTCTGTCTACGCAGCCTACTCCTGCTACTGTATCTGCTAATGCCATCGTTGCTGGTGCTTCTGCACCTTGATAAACAACAATGCTATGCTTGCCAAATATAATTAACAGGCTGTTATGTGCAGCTAATGCAACAATCTCGTCGTAACCGTCAGGCCACACCTTAGATAAGTTGATAGAGCCACTAGTGCCACCTGACCAGTCATGTCCTATTAACAAGTCAGACCAGTAGACAGTAGACTTGTCGTTATTAACATCTGCCGTCCAGAGCCTTCCATAAGCCGCTAGAACCTCGTTACCGTACATAGCACTAGTAACACCAGCCGCACCAGAAACTGCACTGAGCTTGACTACAGCGCCTCCTACGGCGTCATATACCAGTGGTTCGTTGTTACGCTGAAAGAAATAGATCTTGTCGTTAAAGTTGACCATCTTCCAGTTGTCTGTAGTAATTGAGTAAGCAGCAGGTGTTTCGTCAACTAGCGTTGTAGTACCGCTAAGTATCTTGTTGTTACCTACAGAAAACACCTTGGTGTTGCCTGCGTTATCTTCAAACTCTTTAATCGCTCTAATCTTCGCAGAGCCTAACTCAGTCTTGTCCGTTGTGATAACAAGGTTACCTTTACGTGACGCAATACGTCCACGCTTGTCAATCACTGCGTTGTCAGCAATGTCGGCAAACGAAGGATCTTGTGCCAACGGAGAATCTTCTGTGTTGATTCCCTTGAAGGCTGGTGCAACAAGATTAATGCTTTGTAATTGTTGAGCCATAATTACCTCACGGGGTATAGAAGATTACTTCTTCTGGGTGCTTCTGAGCGTCCAATGCAATAGCATCAGATAGATAGCGGTCAGCAATAGCAAAGTACTCAGGAGCAGACGTACCGCCTGTCTCACCACGTTCACGAGCCAGCAAAGCAATAGCCAAGTGCATTACAGGCATAGACGGTACTAACAACTCATCACCATCAGCAGACAAGTCAGCAGTACGCTTAACGCAGTTGAAACGAATGG